TGTTACCTTCACCATACAACCCAAAGTGGTATATCGATTGTACACCATTTGTATTATGAGAGTAGTGATGTTTTTCTACGAAAGGTACTAATGATTTTCTTGGTATTGATTCTACTGTAAAGTTGGTAACAGACACTATATAAGTCCAAGCTTCCTTACTTCTTTATCTTCTACACCATACTTAAACATGATGTCTGCTAACTCTGATTGTCCACCAGCTGATATACGATACATCTCTACTGCTTCGTTAGCTTCTTTAATACTACATTGTAAATGTTTACCGACTATTTCGTAAACCCATATAGGATACTTCATTTTTTTATCTCCTTTGATATATCTTAACCATTGTTTTTTCTTTGGTAAGATGCTTGTATAAACTTTATATAAATCTTTAGGTTCAATAGGATACTTCTGAATCTCATTAACCAAATCTGTCCAATCAGAGTTCATAGATAGAAATCTATTTACCATATAATTAGACCAAGACTTCTTATCTTCGTCTGATATATCATCCCAATAGTTAGGATTTTGAACTGCTGTTATTTGATTTATGTGGTCGAACAGACTTTTCTTTTTTACCAAAGATTTTTTCCCATTTCTTTTCCCACTCATCTTGAGTTATTCCTCTTCTTAGTTTGTCACCTTTACCAGCGCCAGTATCTTTACTCATTACCTTTTGGCATCATTGAGTCTGGCACTTTACCACAATTACCACAACTGAATACTTCGATTGGTACTAATGCTTCTTGACCTGTCGGTGATACGATTGGTGATATTCTTCTTATAAAGTAAGATTTAATAAAAGAATAGTTACCACAATCATCACACTTGATTGATTCTGTATCTTCTATACTTATTTCTTGTTGTGGTGGTTGTCCACCTGGTAATGGTTTCATTGGTTTCGTACTCATTTTATTACTCCTAATAATTCTATTATCATAGCCATAGCATTTATTTCCTTATCAACTACCTGACTATCCGATAACTGATACTTAGCTATAATCAAAATACATTCCGCTATATGTCCTGTACCATATGAATCTACCTCATCATACATCAGCTTATATAGTTCAGCGAAGTCTGTTACTTGACTATCAGCCAATAACTTTCTTACACTTTTAAATGCATCTTTCTTACTTTCTTTCTTAATTATTTCCATCAACTTCATCTTATAGTCACTCTCAACTAAAGATTGTTTGTCTACAACCAACATACCATCTACGACTTGTCTTTGACAGGAGTTTATCACCCTACGAATATCAGGATAACCAGCATTTACCAACCCAGCTATATCATCCATCTTAGAAGCAACACCCTCTTCTTTTAAGATGTTAGTCATATGGATAGCAACTTCTTTCTTTGATGGTGGTATCACCTGAAATGATTGACAACGAGATTGTATCGGGTCAATTATTCTTTCTACAAAGTTACAAGTTAGAATGAACCTACAGTGTTTAGAAAAAGTCTCCATAAGGTTACGCAAAGCGGCTTGAGCGTTAGGTGTGATATAATCACACTCATCTAAGATTATAATCTTATAATCTTTGAAACCCATAGTCGAAGCGAACCCACGAACTTTGGTACGAACTGTATCCACACTATTCTCATCAGAGGCGTTAATGTACATATAGTCACATTCTATATTATTAACTAATAACTTAGCGAGAGTGGTTTTACCTGTACCGGCTTTCCCATACAGTAAAAGGTGTGGTAAGTCCCCACTCTCAAGATATACAGATACTTTACTTTTGAGATGTTCATTCCCAATGTAAGTATCTAGTGATGTCGGCCGGTATTTCTCAACCCATAAACTATGTTCTAATTTTTCCATTTGTTATCCTTTACTTCTACTTTAATTACTTCATCAATGAACTCTGTATCTTTTGGATAGTCCATCGATGGGTGTTTCAATATCTTATTAAAATTTCTATTCTCTTTTTTATTACCGAGAAAGTAAATATATCTATGTTTCGTGGTTTCTCTTTTTAACCAGAAGTCATGTCCTATAGCCTTCTTCATCTTATCAAGATTATTAGAACCATACATAGAGTAAACATTTCTACTATGCATCCAATCATCTTCTTCATTTATGAGTATGTCGGCATCAACTGAAAACTACCACAACCTTGATAAATCCAATTAGTAGCTTGGTAGATACAACCATCATGAGCTTGTTCAGGATCAGCGTAAGATATTAATACTTTAATATCAGGTGAATATTCTTTTAACCATTTGAAACTCTGCGATATAACATAGGATTCTATGTTCTTTCCATAACCATCATGTATAAATAGTCTTTTTAATTCCAAAACATTCTTATTTTCTAATACATCTTCTGTAAACATAGAAGAGACTACGCTTCTACCAACTGGAAAACCATAACAAGCTACACCAATAAAGTCATCGACATCTCCATCGAAAAACTTGTGGTTGTCTGACTTGTAAAATACACCAAGAGTATATCTACAAGCCGACATTACACCACTATAATGGTATTTTTCTATCATATCTTTGGCCAGTTTTTTATTGACTGGCCGTAAAGATACTTTAGATTTATCTACATAAGATTCCATTATACATCTGTATCAGCAACCAAGTAATAAGTAGCATCATACTCATCAATCTTAAAATTGATACGAGCCAAACCTTGTGAACTTACTTCTAATGTAGCACTTTCACATTCTTTGTTAGCCACTAATACATCTCTGAACAGATTAGCATTGAAAGAAACATTCTCAATCTTATCATAAGATTCTGTTTCTACAGGAAGAGTAACACGATTAGTGTTAATCTCAGCATAACCAATAACAACCTTTACACCCTCATCATCTGTGATGACTGTAAAGTTATCCGTATCAGTTAGAGCACCCTTACCTGCAACAAACTTTGACATAAAAGATTTGTCAACTTTAATCTTTACCTCGAAATCAGGTATAGACTTTAGGTTAGGTGGTGAACTGATAACAGACAAATCTGATAACATATAATTGACATCAGACTTTGTATCTGATATTTTTAATGAAACAGCTTTGTCACCAGCTTTGGTTAGGTTCATTGAAATATTCTCTGATAGAACAGATAGAAGTTTAACAAGCTGCTCTGTGTTATACACACCTAAGTCAGCTTCATCAAAACTCCAACCACTCATGGTTAGTTCACCAAGTAGATTCTTATCACCCGTAATGAATCTAGTAGAAAGAGAATCTCCCTTACTATTAATCACAACTGATGAGCAGTTCCCACCAAGATAATATTTATCAATGAATCGGTTTAACGAATGTTTATTCATTTATTACTCCTTATTAGTTAATCGATATATACATATATACATATCAAAGTTATTTATCAAAATCAAAAAAATCTTTCCATAGATGTCTTTTTATTTACAGGCTCATTCCATTTTAGAGATTCATAAAACATCATTATCTTCTTCTCTAACATTTGAGCATACATCTTTTTGTAATCTATGTTAGCTTTAATAAACTCAATTATCTGTGGTGGGTCTTCATAACCTTTATAACCACAAGATAATAATCCCAAGTCATTCTGTTTAAGATATACCCACTTAATCTTTTCAGAGTTACTTATCTTCTCATACTTCTTACCAACACCAAAGTGTCTTAGTAAATCATTATATGTTATAGCAGCTTTGATATGAGCAGGTGCACCTTTAGCAAACTTTGTAAACTTACCAGCTTTACCATCAGAGTATTTAGATAGATTATTTATGCCTGTTGGCATCGCTATCCTATCAAAGTCTACCAACTTCATAGACTCCTTAAAGTTTATTATCCTTTCGTCAATCTTATCCTTGGGTACAGTAGCTAAGATATCTTCCAACACATCTTTCAGTAGTTCACCCATAGCTTTCGGAAAGTTACTACGAACCAAGTCCAAACCTTTTACATGGAGTTTGTTTACTTTAACACCATTGTCATTGATAATCTTCATACCATATCTCTTCTTAACAATAAACAAACCTGATTTAGCTATTAACTCCTGCTTTATCTCAAACCTATGTTTGTCTAAGTTTAGGAACTTACTAGCAAAGTAATCATAAGACTTATTTAGAAACCCCTGCATCTCATCAGCTACATCTAATATCCTCTTACTCATCATAGTCTCACTATCGAAATCCATAGTAGGAAATCTCTTCTTAACTAATGGAAGAGCTGAATAGAATACTGAATCTGTATCGATATAAATACAATAGTCCTTATCATCTCCTAATTCTTTATTGTAAAAATGATTACCAATCTTCTTGGTAAACTTAATCAGTTCTTGACCTGTAAGTGTAGTAGCCTCAGCATTATCTAAATCATAGAATCTGAATACTGGCAAACCCAATACACCATAGAGAGAGTTTAGTACAACCTTTTGTATTAGCTGACGACTTTTGAAGTATGTATATTTTTCATTATCCCCAGCGTCACCAAACTTCTTCATCAACTTTCTATACTCCACACGAGTATCGAACCATTTTTCTAATAGAGCTGGAATCAATCCTTTCTTATCACTACGATATAGAACACCATTAGAAGATACTGAAACTTTGTTTTTATCAAAGAAATCTTTAAGTTCTGTTTCAGTAAGTCTACCCATCTCTTTATCATTCTGTATAAGAGTGTATGTCTTCTTAGTTCCTTTCATAAACTCCTCTACATCCCAACCTTTTAACTTACCCATCTTTGTTTCGGGTGAGATATTAAGAGACATAATAACTGATGGATACATAGATGTAATATCTAAATCAAATACCCAATCGTGTTTGCCCCTTTGTGGTGGTTGTACATAAGCACCAGCGAACTTTTCGTCATCATTCTTCATTACTCTTGGTGGTTTATTTGGAGCAACCACACCTAAGTTTTTTAGGTATACCAAGATAGCACCCTCTAAATATCTTGATGAGAAATACACATCCTCATAAGGAACATGACCTACATGACATACACCACGAGCCATATCAATAAAGTCTAACTTATCATGTAATCTCTTTACAAGTCTAACATCATGAATGTTATACTCCACAAACTTATCTATATTGTTTTCATATAAATCATTGAGTGTTCCACTATACTCAACCTTCTTTTCACTAAGTTCGTGTTCAGCTACAGCATCTAATCTGTAAGAGGATAGTTGAGTGTATGTGAATAGTTTGTATAGAGCTAAGTAATCTAAACAACTAACACCAGCAAACATAAACCTCTTACGATGTTTGTTCCACTTTACTTCTCTTATTGGTGAGATTAAATTAGCTATATCAGAACCAACAATCTTACAAGCTCTATTGTATATGTAAGGCATATCAAATGAATCAGAGTTCCAACCTGTAATGATGGTTGGTTTCCAATCTAAATATAATAGAAAAAATCTTTGTAGTAAATCAAACTCATTTTCAAAAGATTCGATAATCACATTATCTTTTGATTCTAAAGTGAGTTTCTTTTTATCATCTAATACTAAACAATAATACTCATCTTCTTCTGAGTTATGAACTGCGATAGCAGTTATCTTATCTTTTGAGTCTTCTGGATACGGAAAACCATCTGTAACTTCAACCTCAATATCGATTGTCATAATACGATGACCTGTAGATAATTCTTCAGAGTCAGCATATTGGTCAACCAATGTACGAGTTTCTGGTGGTACATCTGATTCAAATAAATTAGGTGTCTCTGGATCAAATCTGTAAACTTTTCTAAGTTTATCTCCATATAAAGATATGTGTGTACCACTTCTATCTTTTACATAAGCATACCTTTTATACGGCATTGTGAAATAACCTTTTTCGTCATCCCAAATATGAACTGTTTGTTTTTTATTATCGAAGTAACAATTTTGATACATTTAGTTTATAAAATCCCCATTTTCAACACTTAAAGCTACGAATAAATTTGATAAAAGTCAAGAGTTTTTTGATAAAAGGGGGGAAATAAATTCCCCCCAAGTTTACCATTTTAGAAATTGACAGCAAGTCCTAAGTTAAAACTTCTTGGAGAACCAAGAAATACTTCAGCGTTATGAGCAGCGTGAACTTTGTCACCAAACCCATTATACTTACTATTGTCAACAGCGTCTTGAACGTAAACATCATCAAGAACGTTAAATACATGACCACTAATAGTCATGTCTAAACCAGCGATTTCTGGTAGTTTGTAAGATAGATGTAAATCCATTTTACCGTAAGATGGAGTTTTCCATACTTGTGCTCTGTCAGCATCACCATCAACCTCACGAGAATCAGGACTCCAATCTGAATAGTGGTTATCATACCACTTATAAAGACCTTGTATTCTTAATCCATCGATAGGTTTAATAGTTAATCCACCAACATAAGCAGTTTGTGGCATGTCACCAACCATTAGACCATTAAGAGCATATTCATACTCTGTAGATGTTTGTCCAATGATTTGGTTGTCATCGTTATATTCCATCTCTGTATAGTCACCTTTAGCGTCTCCATCGAAATACCAATCACCAACACTAACTACTACATCTAAGTCAACCATTTCGTGAAGAGCAACTTTCGTTTCTACTTCTACTCCACTATGACTTTGATTTACACCAGTTAGATAAATGATATCAGTATCACCTGAGTCACCTTGACCTGTTGTTACAGATTTTGTAAGGTTTCTATCTTTCCATTGAGTATTGTAGTAACTACCCTTAATGGATACTAAACCACTATTATACTCACCACCGACTTCCATTGATGTGAACTTCTCATTATCAGGATCTGTAGATACAGTTCCGTCATAAGAAATTACATTATCAAGGATTGGCGGCTTCTGAACATATCCAAGATTAGCGAATGCAGATAATCTATCATCAAGATTATATCTACCACCACCTTTTACTTGGAAAGATGTTATAGCGTCAGCTTCAACAAGTTCTTTCTCTACAGAGAAATGGTCTTTATATGTATAACCGATGGTTGAAATACCACCCATACCATAAAGATTGAACTTATCAGCATCATACTTACCTTGTAAGAAAGCACCAAACCAATCGACAGTTGTTTCATTGTGATAAGCAATCTCATCACCTAATCTAACAACTTTTCCATCGGGAGCATTCTTATCAGCAAAGTCTACATAGTAGTCTCCACCAAGTAAGTCACGAACTTCTCTAGCGTGTTCTATACCAGCAGTTCTCCAATCAATACCAATCTGAACTTCAAGTTCATCTGATACATCATAGTTTAACTTTGAAATCAAACCATAAGTATCTTGTCTATTGATTGAATTACGAAGAATACCAGTAGAACGATTTTCGGTATCAGAGAAAGCAGAATCTACATTAGCAGAGTTCTGTGCAATTTCTCCATCCCAATCCCAAGTCCAAGGTGAAGATGCATACCATCTTTCTCCCTCAACTGCAGGTTTTCTACTAACACTTCCATATGTACCAGTACCACCACCTGAACCACCACTCCAATATAGAACAGAACTTAATCTAAGTTCGTCATTTATATCGTAGAAATGATTTAGGTTTACAAGAGGTTTATGGAAATAGTTCTCTCTTTCATTTAAGAAATCAGAACTAAACCTATCCTTTGTTTTAGCACCATACATATACCAATACTGTTGTCCTTTATAGTCGGAACTAATTGGTGCTACGTTTTGATTATAAAACCTACCAGCTTCAGTTTCAAACTTGTTACCAGCAACATAAGCAGAATCATCATACCCATCAATACTACCTGCTAACTCTTGTGAGTAAGTAGCAATATTCTGTTTGTATAAATTCTGTCCATGTCTTTGGGGAGCACCAATAGCATA